CTTTTTGCCTTCTGGCCAATGTCCAGTATTTTGCCACCATATATAATCATGCAGTTTAACTCGTTTATTTAATTCATTACAAAAAACAGTTTGATATCCACTTCTTACGCCAGTTTTAACGCGAACATCAGAAAGCTTACGAGAATATGCCGCAACACGAGGGTCTTTTTTAGAAAGTCCCTTATTCCATACCGGGTGACCGGCATGGCGCGCAGATTTTATACGATACTTTCTACTATTGTGGCGTTTAAGTATATCAGTGCCTCTAGCGCTGTTAATGCCGTATTCCCTACATAGAACGCGTATAGATACTTCTCTACTCTCATAATCTTTTAAAAACTGTAACTCGTTGATTTGTTTTAACTGTTTTGCCATTCGTGATACTCTCCTTCGGATAGGTACTCTTTTGTACCATCTTCATATTCTACCACATAAACAGCGTCAATTATCATAGCGCTATCTAACGCTCCAGGTCGACAAAGAGCAGTAAGATCTGCTAAGTCTTTACGCCGTATTGGCGCAAAATCTGTAACGTATCCTTTGATAAGGTCAGTATTGAATTGGAAAGAAGAATCAGTTCTCTTGCGGTAGAAATCTTCATAAACCTTAGGGTCCTCAGGTAATCTGTAAAGATACTGTACGCCGTATTCATTCTCTTCTAATAAGTCTTGTCCTGTGCGTTCTTTTATTAAAGATATACAGTCTGCTACAGTTTTAATCGTAGTAACACCAAGTATATCGGCCTTAACAAGGCTACACTTATCCACCATAGATGCTTCAAACTGAGTTACAGCAATCATACCGCACTCTTTATCTTCAACTAGAAGTGTAGGCACCCTTTCACCAGATAAGTCTAAAGTAGATATGACAAATCCGGAAGCATGACGACCAATAGTGCTGGGTAAACCAAGTAAGCGCTTTACTACAGCCTCAACGCCATCATGTTGTTTAAAAAAATTCTGTAAAATTTCATTTTGTTCTAAATGACCTTTATGTGCGACACCTTCTGAATCTATATATCCATATAAGAAATCATATTCATCAATGCCTTGAGGAGAATCAGGAACCGTATCGCACACATCCATTAAACGTTTATCATTCCTACCACGATTATATAGTGCAGACATTACTTCCTTAATGGCGTTTTTTGTTTTAAACTTTTGAAATGTTCCAATTTGAGCAAAACCTACACTATACTTGTCTTTAAGATAAGACAATATCTGTCCACGTTCACCAAAATCGGCATCGATATCAGGAAATGAGCCTGCATTTATACGAGCATTGCTTAGAAAACGTTCAAATGGCAAGTTTTCCTTAATTGGATCTATGTGAATTATCTTTAAATAATAAGATATTAAACAGCCACCAGCTGAACCACGTGCTATATTTTGTAGTATCCCTTTACTTCTAGCAAAAGAAGATATATCTTCATAAACTAAAAAATATGGTAAAAAGTTAAGCTTATCGTTTTTCCATATCACGTCTATTTCTTTTTTAAATCTCGCTATATATACAGGATCATCTGACCACCTACCATGTTCTTTAATCTTTGACATCAGTAGATAATACAACTGCTTATCGTAATCTTTTGTTTTTTCAATTATAGCTTCTGGTATGTTTATTTTAGGTAGATGATAGTCGTATTTTATATTACCTATAGTAGAACCCATTTTTGCTATTTTTTCAGCATTTAATACTGCCTCGTTAAAGTTATCCAAAGACCACATATTTCCTAAATGACGTGATAATATTGCATGACACTCACCTGGTGAGCGTTGATGTCTAGATTCATAAAAAGATCTACCGTCTTTAAAAGAAGATTGAGACGCTATTTGTTGTAATATTTTATCGTTTGGATCTATAAAATGAGCAGCAGTAGAAACAACAAATGGCAAATTATGCTCTTTTGCGACCTTAATTGTTGTTCTATTTATTGCAGCTGATAGGTTGCCATCTGAAACCATCTCGGTTTTTTTGTGAGATAAAAAACCCGCTCCTTTATGGAATTTTTTCACAACATCAAACGTTAAAAGTTCGCATATTAATTTTTTATCGTTTTTTTGTAATAAGTTTATAAAATTTTTTATATAAGAATTAGCTATATCTGTTTTTTCAAATGATTCAATTGCACAACCTATAAAACCCTTTTCACACGCTGAGCCATAAACAACATCATTGCATTTAAACTTTAAAAAGTCTTCTAGTTTTATTACTGCTGTTTTATTACCTTCATCTATATATATAGAATCAGACTCCCAACCCATTGATGCTAATTTTAATAATGATTTATAACCATTCATGCTTAATGCCCAAGCATTTAATCTAAAAAATGGCTGTTTTAACTTAGGGTCGTTAATGTTAATGCTTATAGACGGAATAACAGATACAACATCGTATGGATAAGAGGTTTTATCTTCTTTGTTAATCTTATCTATTGCTTGTTTTAAATTTGTTGCCTTAAATAAAGATGCTGCCCAATTATGGTCTGGAAAAGACAAATATTTAACTTTGTTGAGTATGGCCCATCTTATCCAATCTTCAAATGTGGCAACAGAATCTGTATTACTAAACTCAGAGTGAACATGTAAATGGGGAAACTGGGGTATGTTTTCTACTACTGTGTCTTTAGCGATAATAATTTCTTCATCGCCAAGTAGGTTAGATATTATCTTATCTATCTTTATAGTAGCCTGAATGTCGCTGAATGCGTCATGTGCCACTATATCAATAGCATACTCTTCTGCTAGTTTTGTTAACTTAGGATTTTTGTTCAATCCTTTTGCTAATTTAGCACGAAGCATTGTATCATGTATATCGCCTTCAAATAGTTCTCTATAAAGAGAAGGCACGCCAAACTTAGCAAACATTGCAGTAAGAAAACCTTTATCAAATCCAACATTGAATCCCGCTAAAGTGAACTTAACATTAAATTTACGAAGATATAGTTCAAATTTACGTAACATCTCTGCAGGAGATTGGAAAGATCTCATCTGATCTACAGAGATGCCGTGTGTAGCTATAGCTTCCGCATCTATTGCGGAATAATTTAATGGTTGACAATACTGGTTAAATGGTTCGTGTTGAACCCCGTCAATAACGGGAATACAAGCAATTTGTATTATGTCATTTTTTTGAGAATCTAAACCAGTTGTTTCAGAGTCTAAATATAGATATGCTTTCATTTATTCCTCGCCTGTTAACGAAGAATATACCTTTATTTTTTAGATTTACGGCGTAGATTTTTATTTTTGAAAGATAAGAACTGATCTTTAGTATTGTTTCTATGACCATGTGTCTTATGAAAAGATCTATGACAATTTACACATAAACACACTAAATTATTAAGATCAAAGCGCAATTCAGGATGAGTATGCCAAGAATATAGATGATGAGCGTTTAAGTCTCCGCCACGTTTGCAACAAACAGTACAAGTAAAATTTACCAATTCAAAACATTTAAGCGCAAGTCCAGATTTATCAAATATAACCCTTAACTTCTTTTTTTCTTGTGTTTTAAAATCAACAAATTGTTCTATTGTTATTCCCTGTTTGGCACTTGAATTTCTTTTACGTGTTTCTATAGTGTGCTTCTTGCCTTTTTGACAACAACTACGACAAAGATCTGTCCAACGATTTTTTCTAACAAAACCTCTATCTTGACCACACATTAAGCAAACACACTTAAACAGTGTACGAGTTTTATTGCCTTCTTGTACTGTTAAGGCGGTATTAAAGTCTACATTTGAAAAATTTAGTTTATCTTCTTGGGTTGGTAAGTTTCTAATATATCTAGAGCAAGGTCTACAATACTTAGACTTGTTACCTTGATATCGAGATAAGTATCCTCTATCGTCACCACACTTATCACAAGTAGCTCTATATGCTATCTTTTTTCCACTTGAAAATTCAATAAATTTAAAATCAAAAAGATCTAACGCCATGTATTATTTACGTTTTTTATTCTTCAATTCTAAACGCCAACTACCTTCTATAGAGTTAATCATTTGTCTTGCACCACCTGGATAAACAAGACAGGACGAGTGAAGCCACGATGAAGCACCTCTATTGTATTCTAGCTTAAGTAGTGACGATGTACCGACCTGCCAAGCACCTCTAAGTATTTCTGGTGTGTGCGAATGCCCTGATACTGAATTGCCATAAGCCGCTTCCATGGCTTGTAAGCTGCCTTTTGCACCATTAGATCCAAGATGCCCATGTGCACCGCACTGTATTCCTTCAACTTTAAAGTCGTCATCTATAGACAACCAACGAACCTTACTCCATTTTTCTTTATCCTGAAAGAATAAGGAAACACCGAATTTTAGTGGATCTAAACCATCTAAATAAGCAGAAGCTATTTTAAGAGCTAATTTATGGTTATGGGGATCTTCGACGTATTTGCCTTTTTGTAAATAATGCTCAAGAAACACATCGTGATTAGATTTAACTATAATAACTTCATCTGTTAAGTCTAACATATCTTGTAGGTCTTGGGCAAGG